TCGCGAATAACCCACAGTCGTTGCTACAGAAGAACCTACGTTTACCATCTATTAAATCTCCTATTGATATTATTATTTAATAACCTATATGGATATATGGATTGAGGTTTATCATCAATCCATACATCTATCTTGATTCCAGCTTCACTAACAGCTTCTAGCTTAGATTTAATAGCATAAATTATAGGTACATTTATATTTGCAAATGCTTCTACAATATCTTGAGCATTATCTTTATATCTTTTAGTGACACAATAAACATTGTTATTTTCTTTCATAAATATTTTTATTATTTGATTCCACAAATTAGGATTGAGGGTATATGTATCGTCATAGTCAATAGCAACATTCATTACCTTGCACTCCTAAGAGCTTTCTTTAATGATTCATCAAACTTTTTAGGGAAGGTAAATCCTATATATCTACCAGCAATCTCATAGAAGGGAAATATCTTTTTATAGTTTACAAACTTACTGAACCCTATAATTAATTTAGGACTACTATCTTTTACCCTTTCAAACACACCTGATGCTTTACCAATCTTTCCAAAGAATTGTGTATTCTTTTTGATTAGACCACCTTTCTTACCTCTTATGTTTCCATAAGCATTTAGATTGGCGTGCTTATATGGTACAGGTATGTTCTTATCGCTTGACCTCATACCACCATGCACTAGATATTGCATAAACTTAGATGCCCAATCATAAAAACCTAGCGTTGCACTTAAGTTTCGTTTGTTAGACCTATGAAAATAAAAAGCTGTTGTTGTTCGTTTCATAGGTCTATCTAATCTTTTATTCATCTCTCTACCCATAACTGCTCGCAATCCTTGTTTAGATGTTTTTCCTATTGTCTCGTTAATAGCAACTGATGTAGCAAATGGTATTTGTTTTTTTTCAATTATACTAAGTTGCTTTGCAACTCTTGCAATATTAGTTTCAATGTTTACTTTCATCCCTTTCTCCAATGCGATTGTGTCTGAAACTTGAGTCCTAATTCTTTTGCTTTCCTTCTGATAGTAGATGGATGCACATCATAAGTCATAGCAATATCATGTGATGATTTTCCTTCCTTAATCTTTTGTTCTAATTTTTGTTTATCTATCTTCATAAGTTCTCGTAGTGTTCTATTAACTTATTAATATACCAAACAGATTTCTGTAAGTCTTGTATATTGGCATCTTTGTATTTATGGCGATGCAAGTATTTAATTGCATTACCTTCAAGATAAGCAGGGAATTCCCTACCTAATTGTTGTTTGATGTAGTCAATACATTCTAATCCACCCTTGTTGTAATGTGGTGGATGGTTTACTTGGTCACTCATTTCTCTCTCCTTATTATTTCATTTTTACATTTTTGTATGACCTTTTTCTTAGAACTTGGTGATTCAATATAATCATTCAGTTCTTTTAGTGTCATACACTTTAGATAATAATGCTCAGTAGTTATCTTACCTGTAGCTCTATCTCTAATTTTTGCACTTGGTTTTAGTTTAATTGGCATAGTTGTTCCTCTGTTAATGTATCTATTCGCATACAATAATTTTTAAATGTATCTACTGGTATCAGATAAGCATCAATTATCTTGCCATCAATCATGTAGTTCTTTCCTTCAGGTATTTCATTCTCTAAAATACATAGCTTTAAATCAAATGATTTTATCCAGTACAACATAGACTTAGTAAGATATGCCCAATAGTCTGCTGTGCTTGCATTAATACCTGATTCAATCTTATTGCAATAAGTTTCTATAAAAATATTACCTGTTTTATCTGAATGTTTATCTCTTTTAACTTCTACTGTTTTATCTATCTCAGGAATCATAATGTCATATTCTATAAAGTAACCCTCCATCTTGTATGCCATTGGATGTTTCCTGTTGATAATATCTAACACAAACATTTCTCCTACTTCTCCATAAGGTAAATCTTCGTTATAAAACTTATTCACTTCTTCTTTTCCTTTTTCTTTTTACCAAATATCTTTTCCCAATTTGCATCAATCTTTTTCTTATCTTCTTTCCTTCTTTTACTACCCTTCCCACCATCTTTAACATCATTCCATTTAGACATAATTAACCTTCTGAAAATTAACTGACTTATCTAATTTAGATAGCAATACTTTTGCTTGCATAAAATCTTTAGGTAAACATCTTAATAATTCTTCTACGCTAAATATGACTAAATCTTTTTCATCTTTATGTATTTTTTCTAAAACAGGTTTATCAGCATCAGTATCACAAATCAAAGCTGTCTTGTTATCAAAGTTAAAACATCTAGCATTAGGTTGTATTTGTATATATCCACTTTCTTCACATTTAATATTTAATTGCTCAAAAGCTCTTATCATCATTTCAACCATTTTTAGTTTCTTTTGAGCAGTATCGTTTTGTAAAGATTCTTTTAACATTTGTTCTGCTCTACAAAACTTAATCTCAAAATTCACACCTACCATTTTAAAGATACGTTTTCGATTACCCCACTTAACATAAGTATCAACTTCATAAGTTCTTAATTCTTTTAACTTTTGCTCTAAAGTTTCGTCTAAATATGTTTTTATTGGTTTGGTCATAATACTCGAATCTCATAGTGGTTTGGGTTGGTTGTATTAGAAATACAAACCAAACCAACCAACTTTTTGATGATTTTGCTAAAAAACCAAACCAAAACCAAACCTAAACCAAACCTAAACCAAACCATATCAAAATACCTCATTATCTAAGTTTTTAGACTGATAACCATATCCTTCTTTGTAATGGACTAGCTCATTATCTTTTAAATCTCTTAATCTTGACTTTAATGTACTATCGTTTATCTCCATCTCATTTAAAAGAATAGTATGCTTCACCCAATAACTAACAGGGTCATTTGGTGCTTTTTCTTTTTGTATCTTCTCAATAGCTTTAATTGTAGCTTCTCTTGCTTTTGATAAACCTATCTTTCTAGGCGATTCGTCAGTCAATGCCAATACACCTGAAGTAACACCCTCATATCCATACAATGTAAGCTCTTTGAATTGAAAATATAAATCATCAATAGGCGTACCATCTTTAACTAATGTTTGCTTCAAAGTAACAAGCATAGCTTTATCATCACTGTTCTTATCTCTATCTACTCTAAATTCATAATCTAAAGCTGCTGGTAATACTGAGCTACCTCTAGCTCTACCATTAGAACCATGACCTGTATGATGCACTATAACCATAGATGCTTGGAATTCTTCTTTAAGCTCATCAATACGCTGTATAAACTTATTCATATCCTCTGTGCTGTTCTCATTAAGTCCATAGTTTCTAGCAAGAGTATCAACAATAATCATGCCTACATTCCCATGCTCTCTTTCTATGTCTCTACAAACTTCTTGCAACATAGCAAATTCAGCATCATCACCTATTCTTGAACCTCTATTAGATATTAATAATGGTGCTTCAGATAAACTTCTGCTATAGAACTGCTCATAGCTTTTAATACGTCTAGCAACAGCAGTATGCCCTTCACCAGCTAAATAAAGCACTGTAGATGGTTTAGTATCAAATCCATAAAAGTCTTTACCTGATGCAATAGAGCAAGCCATAGCAATAGCTATAAACGACTTACCACTCTTAGGTGCTCCATAAATACTTGTAACTGTAGCTCTTTCTATACACCTATCTACTAACCAGTCAGGCTCAGTCATCTTTTCCATAATCTCATTGACTGTTTGAAAATATAAAGCACCCTTTGGTCGTTCTACTTCGCTTGTATTTATATAATCTTCTAACTCCTTTGAACTTTTAAAATAACCTGATTCGTATGCATCGTATAAATCATCCTTCTCATTAAAGTCTGCTGGTGGTTGTACTACCTTAACCTTGCAGTTATTTTCTTTTAGATACCTAGATAATTCATTTGCACACTTAATTCCTGCTTCATCATTATCAGGAAATATAACTACTTCTCTCCCAAATATAGGACTCCAATCTGCTTTCTCCCAACTATTGACTCCACCATGCCAAGTACAGCTATCACCCTCATAAATTGCTTCACAGCCCCTTAGAGCCTTCTCACCTTCATTTATGATAATAGCCTTATCAGGGTACTTATTTGTATAATAAATAGGTAGAGAGCCTTCAGGTCGCTTCATAGACCAACTACTATCAGGATTAAGGGTAAATGGTGCATATTTTTGCTTAATAAAATGTCCTTCAGGGAATCTTAAAACCATAAAGTTATCAGCATACTTGACCTTCACAATAGCTTGTTTGTAAAGGTCAATCATCTGCTGTCTAGAGAATGACTTAGCACTACTTGCGGTCTTTGTTTTTAAGGGGGAAAAACCGCTTAATAAGGAGTCATTAGATTGTAATGCTAAGTCATAACCAAACTGTTTTAAAACTGTGTTGACATCTTGATTCATGTGTTTGATTAAATCTATTAATCCACCACCTAAATCGTTTTCAAAATCCCACCAAGTTCCAGCATCAATATTAACTACTAGTGAACCATGAGTTCCATATCGCCATTCATGTGACTTCTTAGAACTAGGCTCACCTAGTAGTTGTAATGCAACTTCAGGTGCAATTCTTTGCCAATCTACTGACTGCATCAGAATGGTATATCTTCATCTGTCAGTAAATCGTTGCTATCGTTTACCTGTTTATTAACTAAATCAGCCAAACCATCATTTGGACTTTTAAATCCATCGTCTGCTTTTGCATCACCATCGTTATCATAAAATGGTGGTATTACAAAGTTATCAAATCTAGGTGCAAACTTAGTAAATTCAAAACTCAGTTCACTTGACCTACCCATGCCAACTTGTATTTCTTTAGAACCTTTGTATTCAACAACAGGTAAAGAATCACTGCTTGCATCCATTTGATTCCAAAAGCTACTTAGTATCTTATTAAATGCACTGGATTCAGCAAAAGTGAATCTACTCCATATTAATGCATGGTCATGCCCATGTGGCATTACACAACAACTAAAGGCTCTTTTCCAATCGTCTGCTGGTTTAGGTTCTGCAACTCCAAACTTAGCATCCCATTGATATTGATATTCACCTGCATATCTTCCCCAACCACTTTTAAAAGTTGCAGGGTCTAATTGCAGATACTTTAGCTCAAGTTCAGTTTCTCCATTTACAAAGAACTTCTGTTGAGCAGTTTTAAAAGCAAGATAAACTTGCTGACTCTCATTGTTGGAATTACTCATTCCACCTAGTATATCCATATACTCTCCTAGTTAATGTATTGTTTTCTCAATACTGTTTAAATAATCTGTTTCAAGTTGGGTATAACACCTTTCCTTAAAACTCTCATAATCCTCGTCATTTATAATGCCAAGAAATTCGCAAGCACTTTGTATTTTTTCGTAGGCAAACCTACAATAATCTTCAAAGTCCTGCTCAAGCAGGTAGCTGTTTAAATCCATCTGCTCTTTGTATGATTTCATCTAACCTTTCACATATATCTGATAAAGGACACATATATGTGCATTCCCAATTAGCCTTATCAAAGTTGTTCATTAAAAATAATGGCACTACAGCCATGATGCTTCGTCTATCAAACTTATATATCAATATTGGTATCAAGTTATCACCAGCACTATCTACTGCTTGTTGCCACCATTCGTTCTTGTAAATGTTCTGCTTACCATTGTTTTTGTATCTTTTACATTCAATGGCAAAGTTTCTGAAATAAATATCAGCCATGCCTTTTGTTTGATACTGGTCAAGATTTCTTTTTACTCTCTCATCTAAACCTTTTTCTTCTAAAACTGCATTAAGTTTATTAACTATAACTCTCTCAAAAGCTGCACCTTTATTTCTACCATTTACCATTAATCTAACTCTCTAATTATGTATATAAATGCTAATACACTTATTAATCCACCTATAAATACTAATCCAAATACTGCTGCAATAAAATATAGAATCCACTCAAGCATTAAAATCAGTCCTTACTACCTTGCCACTCATATAAGTTATTTCCCTGTAATGCTTACCAGCACCTTTTTGAAAATAATATGTTTTGATTTGCTTATCTAGTTTTTCTTGTTCTAGTTCTTTTCTACGCTTCTCTACTGCTGCACTATTTTGACCCATGATTATTCTCCTTATAAGAAACCATGCCTAGCTTCAGCAAAAGCTGAGTAGCAGATTCGATATTCATATTATTTGTGATTGCAAACACCTTGATATCCTTATGTAATTCTTCAGGAATCCAAAGTGCCTTTTTTGTTTTTTCGTCCATAATGACTCTCCGTTTTTAATATTAATATTATTTTGATAATAAAGCTAGAACTTTATTACCTACTCTTCCAAAAACCCTTATACTTAGTTCAAGGGCGTAAGATAAACTCTCCATAAATCTAAATACTCTCATATATCTATTCGCCCTTACCTTAAATCTAATTTGTAATCCTTTGTTATAACACCTAATGATGCATCACCTCTTTTGTATGGATTTACCCAAACTATTTTTCCATTTTGTAATTGTCTTAAATGTCCTCTTACACCATGCAATCTTTTCTTATTTTGACTGCCATCACCATTATTTGTGTAATTTTTATTATTAATATTAATATCTAATGTAATGTGCTCATAAACTGGTTTACTAATAAATGATGCTAATGAAAATTTTTGATGTGGTTGTTTCTTTAAACCAGCAACTTTTTTTTCTTCAAATATATCTAAATCATTGGATAAATTTATTACAGAAAAATAAATCATTAATAATTCAAATATTTGATGCATCCTATTTTCTCTCCACTCTTTTGTGGTTTCTACTAAATCTGCATAATCTTGTTTATGAAAATTTAAATATATTTGTTGAGGAAATTTATCTAGCAGCTCAATAAAAAAGTTTTTACTAAATACAAATGACATAAAAGGATTTATCATTATTTGTTTGGTATCTTTATAATTTACAAAGAAATCAACCTGATAATCAGCGTAAGCAAATCCACTAATTTCATTAATAACTATTGTTCTATTCAAATCACTGTATTGTATTAATAAAGGTTTATCAGTGGGTAATCTAAATTCCTGCTTCATTTTATCCATTTTGCAAATGTCAACAAAATTATCGGTAACAAAATCTCTAACATTATTCGTTAGAAAAAATTTAGTAGCATCATTAACATTATTTGATATTTGTTTGATTCTATGTGCAAAAGTATTTAGCTCTTTTACTGTGTGGTTTTTAGATTCAACATCAATAATAAAATGGTTGCCAAATTTATTCATATCACTTGCCAAATCCAACATATTACTCAATTTTTGTAAAAATATTTTATCCATATCTCTCTCCTATAAAACCAAATCCACAACATTAGGACTATTGTAAATACTAAGAGGTTTACCCTTTTGATATTCTTTATAATCATTCAGGTATTGTTCCATCATAGTCCAGCCATAATCCATTTGTTCTTTTGTGATTCTAAATACCTTAGATGCATAAGGTTGTACTTTCTCTTGAGCTATGAATAAGAAATCAGTAACTTCATATCCAGCCATCTCAACCCCTCTTCGATAATAAGCAGCTTGCATATCATAGCCATACTTCTTAACTGAATAATTAAAAGCATGAGGTTCGCAAGATATAGTAGTTTTATAATCTATAACAACTATCTTATTATCTGAGTTAGGTTTATCTAAAGGTGGACACATTAAATCAGGTCTACATTTACATAGGACATCATCTTCATACCAATAGATACTTGCTTCAGGTATCTTGCCTTTTGCATTTAGATAAGCATTACCCTCATATATCATATTCTCTTTCATGCCATTGATAATCTCAGCTTCATCTTCCTTTAGAACTATGAATCCTTGCTCTTCATACTCAGCTTTCTCTTCTTTATATGCTTTAGTATATGGAGAACCTGTAAGCACTCTGACTTCTTTATCAAATGCTTCTTGTCCTTCTACTAATAAAGAATGTGCTGCTGTGCCAAACTTAAGTGCTGGAGTAGATTCAGAAGTATGATTGACTGCATGAAGTTGGGATTGACCAAATCTTCTGACATAACTACTGCTGATACCTACGCTTGCATGATAGTCCTCATTAGGTAAGTCTTTATAAATAAGAGCCTGACCTTTTTGTTTAGATTCAAAGTTCTTTAGTGATTCTATTTTCATTCTTTGTACTCCAATATTTTTTGAGCATATTTTTGTAATACTTGAAATCCAGTTACCTTTTTTTCGATGAAATTTTTAAATCCTTTCCAGTCAATTTCATATTTTTCTCCTATAGCTTTATATGTACTAATTTTTGTAGCACCAACATCTAAGTATTCATTAACTTCATTTGTAATAATACTTCTAGCTTTTTTTATTTCACTTGCACTTTTCATCTTGCTAATCCTAAAATGTATTTAACTTCATCTAGTGAATCTCTAACTTTGTATTCATCTTCACCAACTTCAACAATAACCTCACTGGTGAACTGGTCTTTGTAAAAACCACTGATTGCTCTTGGTGGGATATTTAATTCACCACCACCTAATAAATTAAATGTTACATTCATTTTCTGTTATTCCTGTCGTGGATTAAAAGTGCAACACCATAAGATAGGTAAGCTACAGCAGCTAATAATATTAATGTTTGTGGATTCTCAACCATGTTTCTTCTCCTTAGTTAATTTAACCTTATGCCCTTGAGCAATTAATCTAGCTCTCTTACTAGCCATATAGAATAAGTCGCTAGTCTTGATAGCAACCACCCAGCCTAAGCTAGGTAGTTGAACTTGTAGTGTGTATCTAGTCATTATTTCCCCTTATTTAGATTGTTGTAATACAAATTGCACTGCATCTTTTTTATAATCAAAATGCCCATAATCCACATAATATGGATAACCCTTAGTGTCATACTTTAAAACTACAACCCACTTTTTTGTGAATGGGTTTTTTAAGATATTCCAAGATTTGTTTGTCATGTTATTTAACTCCTTATTTTTAATTAACATACTACCTATTATATATAAAAATATATAAATGTAAACATTTATTTAAAAATATTTTAATTTATTTTTAGGTGCTAAATTAAAGGATTTAGAACTGGTACTGAGCTTAGATTGTCTAGTGTTTCTTTTAGAGAATCTAATTCCATAGATTCAGTGATAGCTTTCTTATCAAAAGTAAAATAGTTTTGTGATGATGTATTAGCTTTGAACATGATTCGCTTTTTATCTTCATCAAAAAATACAAAAGCTAGAATATCGCAAGTATAGTGTTTATAAGTCTCAGACATTGACCTTGAGTTTTCAGCAGCAAAGATAAACTTCTTTTCTTTAGTAGCTCTTCTGCTTTTTACTTGCACTGTATATTTAGCTGAACCAAATTCAACCATTAAATCAGCAGGATGTTTTTCTTGAGTTGGGTAACAAAAGTCAGCGTATTCAAGCAAGAAGGTTTGAACTAATGATTCGCCTAATGCACCAAGTCTTGAGTTAGCTTGATGTTGGTCTGATGTTTTTCTTGGCACTTTTACACAAAGCTAGTTTTCTTGAATTCCTAGCTGCCCTATTTGGAGTTTGAACTGCATACTTACTTCTTAATACTTCCTCTGATGCTTCCAACCAACAACCCATCTCCATCAGAGCTCGTGTTTGTCTAAAATTCATAAATCCTGCTATACCCATTTGAAATGCCATATCAACACATACTTCTTGAGCAGGTACAGGGAAACTTCTCCATACTTCCCACATCTTATCTAAATTAGCTACGACCCTATTGATATCATTTTCTAGAAGATACATAGCTTCATCTTCAGTAATGCCATTGTCTGAGAGATTTCTACCCACACCACAAGTTAATTTACCTGCTGAGCAAGTATAAACTCCACATACTAATCCCTCATTCTTAATTAGCATTTCTTTAATGTTGTCGTACATTTTATTTTTTAGCCTGTTTCTTATATGCTTCTAGTTCTGTTCTTAAAATAATAACTTCTTTTTCTAATTTTATCACCTGTTCTTCTAATACTCTAATATCAGGAAATATATACTTGTTTTGGTTGGCTCTAAGATTTTGTGTTTCTCTTAGATTAAAGTCTATTCTTTCAGTTGTGTGTGCATAACCCCAAACAGCAAGTGCCGCAACACCTATAATTTGTAAAAGATAACTAAGAGATATATTTAAAGTTGATTTATCATCAACCTTGGCTATTCGGCTCATTATTTACCTACGCCTTTTATTCTCTCAAAGCTCCTCATACCACCTAGTCCTAACATACCCATTAATACAGGTAACATAGTAGAAGTATCAGCTTGAGGTACGTCAATACCAAAAGGTGCTAATAAAGGACTAATTAAAAAATTGACTGCAAATCCTGCAACACATACCCAAGCTGTTGCTGGTCTCCATGATGATTGAAACCAATTACCTTTAGCTTCTTCTTTGTTTACTTCTATTTGTGCTTTAGCAATCTCATGGATATGCTTTTGTGACATAGTAGCAAGTTCATAAGCTATTTGTTGTTTGGTATCAGCATCAGGAATGAATTTATCTAGGATTTTACTGATAGGTTGAATAAGTTTGTCTATCATAAATTGATGTTTGTTAGATTAAACCTCTAACGATAATAGTAATTAAGGATGCAACTATTGTGGTAAGACCGCCTAATAACCAAAGTTTCATACTATTTATTGATGCTTGTAAATCATCAGTTTTTCTATAAATAGTTTTCCATCTTTCTTCGCACATTTTTTCATGAACTCTTAAATCTGAATGTACGTCATTAGCGGTCTTTCTAGCTGGCATTATTCTTCCTCTACTACCTCGACTTCTTCAGGATTGATAGCTCTATCAAATGATTCAATCACTAAGTTTTTATATTCATTAGTGATGACATAATCATCATAAGCATCTTGAAGTCTAGCTAGTTTTTTCCCAGCAACATTTAGTTTAGCAGCTAAAGCCATTTGCTCTTCATTTAAATCAGAAGCTCTGTACTCTGTGCCATTATATGTAATTATTACTGGTTCTTGGTTTTCCATCTTATTATCTTCTTTACTCATTTAACTCTCCTATAAGTTTATTTTAATTAAATTATATACTAAGAATCTAGTGTTTTTGTAATAGAAGTTGGATTTTTTTGCTCTGCTATTTGTGCATCTAAACTTGCTTCTAAATTAGCAACTTCTTCTTCACCCATAGCATCAATAACCCAACCTTTAACCATATCTGCTGTTACCTCAGAAAATGCAGTAAAGTCTGATAAATCAGATGTATCTATTGATTGAGTACCATAAGAATGTGCGGAACATTCTCCATCTACTTTGGTTACATACCAATGCACGTTATAGATAACATCATCATGTCCTTCTTCGTGTGGATGTACGTCTACTGTGTTTACATTCCATTCCATTTTTATTCTCCTTTTAAATTAAATTGCTGCAATAATAAATGCTAAGAGTTCAGAATATCTAACTCCTAACCTAGTTTTTTCTTCTCCTGTTTCTTCATCAGTCCAAGTGCTTGATACAAACATACCATAATCACTTGCATCCAATCCTTCAGCAGTAAAAGCATCTTGTAAGTCTTGAGCTATTATACCAAAATGAATCCTAGCTTCTTCACCTTTTTCCTCGACAGCAGACTGCCATCTAAACTTTCTTAATAATCCTTTAGCTGCAACAGCTACTCTTGTTTCTGCTTCTGTTAATTCTGCTATATCTTGTTTTTCATTTCTATCAGAAGTATTAATTGTTCCATTGGTTGCATAGATATTATCAAATCTTGCAGCAGACGAACCTAAATCTATAACATCATCTCTAGTTCCACCTGCGGTATTAAATGGCTGTATACTATCAATAGTAGAATTAAAAAATAAAGCTGTATCTCCTGTACCGATATACATTCTATCGCCAAAATCAACACCAATACTTCCAACTGTTGAGCCGTCTTTGCGGAACTCTTGGATAACACCATCTGAGCCTGTTCTATTTGCGTAAATAGCAACTGAGCTTGGTCTTGATGAATATACATATCCTGCTCCAGATAAAGTTACTCCACCTGAACCTTGTACAGAAGTAGTACCCACCAACAAGTTGCCTGAATTATCAATACGCATTGCTTCTGCAACAGAGCCACCACCATTTGCAATACTAAAAGTTAATGCTCTAGTATTACCATCTCCAACCATTGTAGGAGCAATCGCTGCACCTAATGTTGCACCATTAGAGTTTGCTTTAGCAAAACCTAAAACGCTGTAATAGTTTCCTTCTGTATAAGTTCCGCTTTGATGGCTAATACTAAATGAAGGATTTACTGATGCTAATGTAGCACTATCGCTTGTATTTTTTGTTTGAAGAGTTGCTTGTGGATTATCAGTTCCAATTCCAACGTTGCCTGCAGCACTAATACGCATTTTTTCTTGACTACCTATTGTAGCTGAATTATTAAATGTTAGATGACCGCCTGTTATGTTTGCTACATTCCAATAGGTTGAAGTATTAGAAGGAGTCAATATCAAACCATATTCAGTTCCAGTGTTAAAACCACCAACCATGATGTTACCACCACGAACATCTAATTTATTGCCTGAGAAAACTGAAGTTGTACCTATGCCAACATTGCCTGATGAGTCTATTCTCATGCGTTCTGAGCCGCCAGTTTCAAAAATAGTTGAACCGCTTTCTCTGTTTGTTAGATAAAACTCGCCTGATGTGTTTAAAGTTAAATCAGCACCATCTAAAGTATCTGAACCAAGCGTACTGTTTGAAATTTTAATCGCACCGTCACCGCTTCCATGTATGTGTAAGTTTCTCTGTGGACTATCAGTTCCAATTCCAACTTTGCCTGATGAGTCTATTCTTAGGCGTTCTGATGAACCCGTTAAAAAAGCTAATTCTCTAGCAACACCTGCATTATTTACATAAGCTGATTGAATATAACTATAGCCACCTGCATCATAAGTACCTATATTAATTGCTGTTCCGCCAGGGCCATTAGAAACAGTTAAACCTGTTGTCATGTTCCCACTAGATGCTGGTTGACCATTAGAATTAATTGATAGCTTACCAAATGAAGATGTGTGACCAATTCCAACTCGACCTGATGAGTCGATTCTCATGGCTTCTGAGCCATTGACTCCGAAACCCATGTGATTTGTAGTGTGGCTGTAATTTATATAACCCACATCAGCGTCTTGAGCATCTGAAAATAAGTAACCTGCATTACCTGTGTTAGAAGACCTAATAGATACATAGTTGTATGCATCTGAGTCATTTCCAATAGACAATGCAAAGTCAGGCGAATCAGTCCCAATTCCAACATTGCCTGATTCCATTAATGTCATTACTTGAAATTCAGAAGAACCATCAGTAAAACCACCTATGTCTAATCTATTATTTGCTGGCGTTTTTAAATAAAATAAATTTCTTCCTACACCCGAACCTTCAGAAGCATTATAGTGTCTAAGTTCTATAGATTTTTCTTGACCAAATTCACCATCTACATAAACTTTTGTAGCTTCTGCACTTTCTGTATTTATATGAAGTTGACCTTGTGGAGAGCTTATTCCTATGCCAACTCTTGCATTAGCATCAATTCTCATTACCTCACTTGCTTCAGTTTGAAATCTTATAGACCTAGAACCTGATGAAGTTCCTGTTTTAATAAGTAAATCATCATTAGAGTCGTACTCCATAACTGTACGATTAGAGCCACCACTATCTTCAAATTGTAATACTCCATCTATAACTACATTGCCATCACTAACCAAACCATCACTTGTAACTGTTCCTGTTACGTCTATGCCTGTTGAGGTTGTGGCTAGTTTGAGTGAACCATTATGATATAAATTTACCTCATTACCATCACTACAATAAATTGCTAAATCATCATCCGAGTTATTTCTTATTTGAACATCTGTACCCTTTAAAATTAGACTACCCGTCCCCACATCTTGTACAAAACTTTGAGTTCCACTATGATAAATCTGTAAATCTGAACCTGCTCCAAAGATAGCTTTGTCGCTATCTGCAAATAATATGTCATTACCATTAGATGCTAAATCACCACCAAGCTGAGGAGTTGTATCTTCTACAACATTGTTAATAGAAACAGCTTGTACTCTTGCATCTGTGTAATAAAGGTTAGTACCTTCAGCTAAATCACCAGTATCGTGATTAGATAAGCTAGAAACTGTACCTGTAACATCTCCAGTAACATCACCTTCAATATTAGCAACTAAAGTACCAAGTGAATTAAGAGTAATATTACCTGTAGAACTACCATCTGCTGTTGTTAATCCTAGTGTGAATTTATCAGCAGATTCATCCCACATAAAGATACCATTATCAGCAGTACCTCTATTAATAAGCATACCTGAATCATTTACAGGACTACCTGTTAATCCTGCATTAAGTTGGAATAAGTTATCTTCTATATCTAGGTTAGTAGTATCAAGAGAAGTTAAAGTTCCATTAACTGTTAGATTACCTGCTACTGTTAAGCTATCTGCTATTTGCACATCATCAGGTAATGTTAGCGTTATATCTGCAGACTCACTTCCACTACCTGATACTGAAATCTTATTGGCTGTACCTGTTATTGTTGCAACATAGTTGCCAACTGTATCAGTTCCAAGCGTTACTGAATTAGCATCTACGCTTGATGCTTGTATTCCTAATGCATCAACAAATGCTTTGGTAACTCTTGCATCTATAGCTGCATTAGCTCTTGTATCTGTATAGTAAAGGTTAGTAGTACCTTCGCTTAAATCGTCTGTGTCTTTATTACCAAATGCAGAATCAAATCTTGCAGTTGTGTAATATAAATTTGTGCCTTCTGCTAAATCAGATGTAGACTTAGTTGCAAGTCTTGTATCAAATGCTGAATTAACTCTAGCTGTTGTGTAATAAAGATTAGTACCTTCAGTCAAATCACCTGTATCTTTAGTAGCTAATCTTGTATCAAAATCTGTATTTGCTCTTGTAGATGTATAGTAAAGATTAGTAGTTCCTTCACTTAAATCATCAGTATCTTTTGCAGTAAAAGCAGAATCAAATCTTGCTTGGGTATAGTATAAATTTGTATTCTCTACAACTATAGAAGTATCTAGTGTTGCTGTTGATGATTGATTAGATGCATTACCTATAAATATCTTGCCATCATTTAAATTAGGCGTAGCATTACTTCTACCAGCACCACCTACTTTAATAGAACCAGCTGCAGCATGACTTCTAATAACTTTACCTATGTTTTGTATTTGACTTGATTCACCTGTTGGAGCTGTAGTTGTATAAGCACCTGCTGTTGTAGACACATAAAGTATTTGCCCTTCAGATACTCCTGAAGTATCTAATTCTTCAATAGTACCAAAAGTAACAACTTGTAATGCAGCATTATCATTAGCATCAGACAAAGCTAATCCAAATGCAGGCATTTTAGAAGCATCATCAGCTTTAGCCTGAGCAACTGTTGGCACATCACCTGATACACCTGATATATAAACTACATCACCTTTTGATAAAGCACCATCAGCTTTAGCATTAAATCTTATACCACCTTCTAAATCACCTATAAATTCTTCGCTTGCTGTAACAATATTAAAAGTAACATCATCAGTTGTAGCTACAGCTTGTCCTATAGCAATACTAGGAGTAGAACCTTCACCAGTTCCACCTGTTACTGTTACACCAGTTCCACCTGAAATGGATTGCACATAATCACCTGTTGTATCTGTGCCTAAAGCAATAGAATCAATTTGTGCTGTAGTTGTAATAGTAATATCACCACTACCATCAAAAGAAGCTGAACCTGCAACATCTCCTGATAAAGATATAGTTCTTGCAGTTGCAAGTGTAGTAGCTGTATCTGCATTACCTGTTAAATCACCAGTAACATTACCAGTGACATTACCTGTTACATTACCAGTGACATTACCTGTTAAGTCACCTGTAAGTATGTTTGATGTAGTAATACTTATACCTGTAGTAATCCAAGCACTATCAGTACCATTTCTTATCTTTAATACATTACTTGATGTATCTACCCATAATTGATGAGCATAAGTAGTTGATGGTTCAGTTGCACCGCTATTTGTAGTTGCAATAGCAGATAAAGCATTATTTAAATCTGCTCTAAAGTCTGCACCTGACTGGTTTGCTAAATTATAATCGTGTTGTGCCATATTAAAATCCTATTTTATTAATTCTACTATTACCATGTGCTAATCGCTACCCTTTTCCAAGTGTTTGTAGCAACACAAACATATATATAATTTGAATCCCATGTAATAGTTCCTGTTGTACCTGTATCAGTTGCAGATGATGGTGCTGAACCTGCGGCTCCACCTACTATTAATCCTTGTTTATGGTCTAATGAAATTTTATAGGTTGTAAGTGAGGTATCACCTCTTGAAATTATTGTTTGTCTCCAACCCAATCCTGATGTTTGCGGAAAAAATTTAGCTATACTTTGGTCAAAATCTAAAACTAAATCACCATTTGCTTGTACTTGGTCATAAGCAGTATATTCTAAATGTGTACCACCTACTAATTCTAATTTGTTTTTATCATCATAACCTAGAACAACATTACTAGTAGTTCCAGTACCACTTGAATCAAAAACATTACTCAAGGTATTAGTACCAACCTTAACTTCTTCAGCTTTTACTGGGTCGTCTGCTACTGTAAAAGTTAGTGTTTCAGCAGATGATTCTACATCATTAGAATTAATTGTACTTATGCTTGCAACATAATCTGCTGCCTTTGGTATAAAAGATAAATCAGCAGAATTAGTATCTACTATTTTACTTATTACATTATTAGAAGAACTATCAACAACATTTACTCTATATTGTTTTATTGGCGTATCAGTTGGAGCAGTCCATGATAAAGTAGGTCTGCCTGTTGAACTTGCATTAGTATCAGTAAAAGTTGGACTTGTTGGTGGTTTTACTGCATAAGATTGTGGTACATCTATAGGGTCACCTACTTTTTCTTGCGGTGGTACAGTCCATGTATAGACATCAAAATATTCTAATAAGCTAACTTGTAGTTGACCATTTGGCATTAATTCTAATGCTTCAACTCTAAATACTTTTCCTGTAAATCCTAATGGAGTATAAGATAGAGTAACAATATCATTTACATTTAATTTATACATTTCAGCAGTACCAACAAATTGAACTCTTGTTTGATATCTGCTTCTAGTAAGAATGGTTTTAGCCATATTATAGGCTATGTAATAATCTGATATATATGGAAACTGTGCTTTAATTTCTAATACTTCTCCACCATCATCAGAAGTATAATCACTTGGATTGGTTGTTGCAGAATGATAAACAGTTGCAGTATCCATTTCATAATCTTTTGCACCATTAAAAAATTCAACAACAACAACATTAGCTTTATCATCTTTATTACCATAATCAACATTAATACCGCCATCAGCTATAATATGTTCATCTGTGATAGTAAATGTTGATGAGCCTGTATCTTCTATTTCTAGTTCATACTTACCTTCAATATAATTTAGATAACCTCTCATGTTTGCTAATAATGCTTTTGCATTATCCATAACATTAGAATTAGTATCTAAATAAGCATTACATTGAAACCTTTTAGCATTAGCAATAATAGTATCAGTTGTTGCTGTTACACTATAATTGTTGGCTAATGGATAACGTGAATCCCAGCTAATTATATTATATCTAAACACGTTATAAAATTGATAAGTGTTTTTACCAGTAATTAATCTATTATCAACAACAGTATTACCAAAATTATCTTTTAATGTTAAATATTCTCCTACTTTAAATTTTTTCCATTCAGCAAAACTTGAAATAGAAGCATAGCTATTTCCTGTATTTCCACTCCAAGCTATTTGTCTATAAGAACCATTAAAATCAGGATTATTTCTAGCACCATCAGCTAAATCAGCAGCAGATTCAAATGTAGATAAATTAACCTGTGCTTCCGCTAAACCCTTACCATATTCATCATTAGTCATATAATCTAATAATGCTAAAGCTGGATTATCTGACCATTCATAAGTAGAAGGAGTACCGAATGTTTGACCTGAATCTCTTGGGTCAAAAACTTTTTTACCTTGTACTTCTACTGTAAGCTGCGGTACTCCTCTCCATATTTTACCTTGAGCATCAAATTTAAAAGTAGCAGCTATATAAGCTATACCATTTAATTTATGTGCAGTAGTCCACTTAGAACCTATAGATGCGTTAAGCATTGGGTCTACTGTTTGTGTTGCAGCACCATGATGTAGATTTAATACAAATCTATATTTATCTGTTGGGTCTGTGCCAAGAGTACCTGCTGTTAATTCTTGTATATTAGGAGAATCTCCTGTTTGGTCTGCTGTGTTCAAACTGCCATTGCCTGAACTTATTTTATCTGAACCAATATAACCACCATCTCTAAATCTTGCAGAATCAGATATAGATGCACCATCTAGTTCTATAGACCGACCATCTATATTTTCTATTTCACCAACAGATAATGCGTAAACTACGAATAAATGTTTTGAATTATTATTAGCAGTATCCATAAATACCACCTGTGCTCCAACTCTTCTTGAACCATAAATAACAGGAATCTTACCACCAGCAGAAGTTTTTTGAGCAAGAATAGATTGACCTTGCTGCATCATGTCTTTTAATTGCAGATAACCCTTTATACCTACTGCAAAAGTTGCAACTGTTAAAGCACCTGTAATAACTGCTACAACACCACTGCCAACACCAACACTAGCAAAAAATCCAAAAATAGCACCAAAAATCATTAGTCACTACTCCATTTAATATCTTTTTTAGCCTGTGTAGCGTATTCTAATCCTTTATCACCAGCACTAAAGTTTTGTTGTGATTCATCAGAAAAATGTCTACCCTTTGTTAGATTCCAATTTGCCCAATGTGAAGCAACTGTTAAAACTAAATTTGATGAATCAATAGTTTCAGAAATAGATACATTTCTTATCTGTCCTGTAAAGTAATTAATAGCACCAACTATGTTTTCATCAGCATCAAAATAAGCAATATAAATTTCTACTGTTTTATTTGTAAAAGAACCATCTTGTACTAATGACCTAACTTGGTCTGTAACATTAGAAAATTGCAAGTCAATTTCATTAACTTCTAATTTTCCAGTTTCAGTTGTTGATGCTACTTGTAAAAATGAACCACCAGCTTCGTATAAGTTAGCATCATAAGTAACATTTCTATAATAATCTGTAAGTCTTATAGTCGTTGATAAATTTAATTCAACCAAAAATGCAATCTTAGTTGCATCTGCTGAAACTTGTGTTTGTAACCCTGCTGATAAACTTCTAGGCATTAGGTTATAACCTCTCTAACATCAAATGAAATACTGTAGAAACCACTTATATCTGTTGAATACATAATTTCATCACTTTCAAGATATACAGTAAATTCAGGTTTATTAACAGTAACAGCTTCATTATCTGCTAGAGAAGAAACAAGATTTGGTGAAATGGTTACTGTTGCTGCTCCGCCTGAAGCATTAACATCTGATTCAACCATATATACTTTTGAATGATTGGCAAATTTAATTAAATCACCTGCTTTTAAAGCACCAGTTGTTTGTGAAAAACCATCCATAGCTATTGTATTATCGCTAACTGAATGAACTCCATTTACTAATATATCTGTTTCTGACTTGCTTGCACCTAAGTTATCTAAGGGTGCAGCTATTGTAAAATTTTCAAAAGACCCTTTTTGTTTTTGTAAAAATGCAAATATTTCTTGAGCTTTTTCTTGTTGTAAAGGTGGCATTTGCACTGTAAAAGAAAAATATTGACTACCTATTTGCCTGACTTGTTTTCTACCTGATATTGTTTGATTCAATAATGTAGGTCTATTATCTTTAAAATTTAAAGTTCTAAAATTAGGGTCTGTTGGAAATTGACCTGACATTATACTATCCCCATCTTGCCTTGATTATTCATGGCATTATTTATTATTTGTGTTATCAATCCTTTTCTTGATGCTAGTAACTGGTCGAATCCAGCAGCGTCTACTGTTGATATATTAAAGTTTACTGTTGGTGCTGATTGAATAGCCTGTCCTTTTGTATGGTCTATAACAGTTTCTTGCGGATGCACCATAGCTAAACGACCACCTTTACCATCTAAACCACCTGCTCTTATACCATTACCTGTATAACCACCACCATCTAAGTCTTGAAGCCCATCTACTACTCCGCCCAAACCACCACTAACAAGTGTGCCTATGTTAGTGATACCTGTTGTTATACCTTCAACAAGTTTTTGCACTATAAATACTTGTATTAACTCATTAATTACTGCTCTTACGACTGAAGTTGCTAAATCTTTAAAATCTAAAAATTGTTGATTTGTAGCATCAAAAAATTTAGTAAATGCTGTTGTTAACTCACCCTCTACTGTATCTGCAAAACTTTTAACTAGTTGTATTGATTCAGTAATTTCTGATTTGATTCCTTGAAAAGTATTTGTAATTTTAGGTAAAGTAATATCTTCTAAACCTGTTGCAGCATCTTCAATACCCTCTAAACCCTCAACACTATCATCAAAAAGTTTATTCATTCCAACTATTGCAGCACTAGCTGCTGCTATACCAGCACCGACTTTTGCTATTCCAATACCAGTAACACCTTGTAATAAAGTACCTGCTGTTGCTGCTGCTTGAAATGCTTTTGCTAAATTAACAACTGTAACTGCTACTGCTGCTATTCTTTGAGCTACCATTACTGAAAAAGCTACTGCAAACATTTTTGCTAATATTTCTATATTTTGTGCTAAAAATCCAATAGTATTAGCGGTAGCTGCAAATATACCTGTTGATTTTTCAAACTCACCGACAAGTGTTATAAAGTTTGTTTTTAGCATACTTATTGACTGCCCAATAGTCATATTCATATTACCAACAACTTCAGATGTTTCTGCTGTTGCTGATATTAATGTTGGTAAAATATTTTCTGCTGTAATTTTACCTTGAGCACCCATTTCTCTTAATTGACCTGTAGAAACACCTAATCCTTTAGCTAATAATTCAGCTAATGCAGAGTTTTGTTCCATAACAGAATTAAGCTCATCACCTCTAAGCGTTCCTGAAGCTAAACCTTGAGCTAACTGTCTTGAAGCATTTGCAGCTTCAATAGCAGAAGCACCTGAGATAATAAATGTGTTTGCAACTGTTTGTGTTGCATCAGCCACTTGTTGTTGAGATAGACCCATCTCTTTAGTAGCAAAAGTAATTTTTGCAAACAAGTCGCCAACCGCATCAAAATCTGACCTTGATTCTAATGCAATTCTTTTCATGTGTGCCATAGCTTCTGCTGTACCAGCAGCAGTACCAGTTAAAGCACCCATTCTGTTTTGAAGATTAACAAAAGTGTCTCCTGCTCTTACAAGCTCTCTGACACCAAAAGCAGCAACAATCTGATTTCTTAGATTTCTAACAGCATTTTGCGTAGAATCTATATCTCCTTTAAATTTTCTAAAAGCAGCACCAGTTTTATTTTCTCCTAGTATTCTTACTTTTATATCAGATTTAGCCATTTTGTTTTTGTATTTCCTCTTGTTGTATATTTAGATAAGCAATCCAACCATTAAACTCTTCTAAAGTCATTTCCTCTATTTCAGCAACAGTTTTGTGCAATCTTTCTGCTAAGGCATACATAGAATATAGCTGCTTATCTTCAGCTACTTTTTTTGCATATCTCCTTGCGATATATTACCCATTATTTCAGTTGCTACTCTCACTAAAACACTACTATCAACATGATTTAATAATTTATTCTTATGTTCAATAGTAAAGTGCTTGTCTCCATTTTCATCTAATGCTTTATATATTAATACATATACAAGCATTTCAACCTCATCATCTTTAGCAAGTTTCATAAACTTTTTCATATCAAATAGGGTGATAGGTTCACAAAATATTTTCATAGGTTGTTCGCCATCACCCCATTCAGGTACTTCAATAAGTTTTTGTCCTTTGCTTTTATAATGAGCTACTAGATTATCTATTGCTGACATTTTCTTATACTGTTGTTGATGTTAATGCACCAGTACCTTGTACTGAAACACTTGCTTCAACCAATCCATCAAATGATGCACTTCTTGAAACACCAGTAACAATAGCTGAACCAGTATAATAAGTATCACCTGCTGTATCTCCTTCAGGATATACATTAAGAGTTACTTCTGAGCCAATGGTTAAAGCACCTTGACCGCTAGTATCAGTCTCATCCCAAAATACATCTAAACTTCCTGAGAAAGAAGTCAATGATGATTTATATGTTCTAGCAGAATCACCCATTGAAGTATCTTCTAAAGTATCAGCAGATTCTTCAATAGAATAAGACCTAATCTCAGCTACAGCATTAGAACCGACTTTTACAGTTCCTTCACTTCCTTTATGTGTCGCCATTTTCTACCTCGTCTTTCGACTTTTTCTTAGAAGAAGATTTAATTTTATCTTGCGAATGGACTGCTTCCTCTTTCCAGCCCTTTTTCTTCATTGACTCAACCTGAGTAGGATGAGCTATTACAGAACTTTTGCCATTTGGACTAATTAATTTCATAATTGTCTCCTATACTGCTACATCAGGATTAGTTTCCTGAACGTAATAATTTGCTAAGAAGGTTAAACTCACATATCCAAGTGGTTTTTCACCTTCACCATTAAACTCTATTTCTGTTGATTCTAAATAGCAATCTTTAGCTAATCCATCTAAAGTTCTATCTGCTGCTATTGCTTCTTCAACTTCTTTTGATATTGTATCAATAGTATCATCAAAGTCACTAGTAGCTTTTGCATATCCTTCAACGACTACTGACAATTCTCTACTCATAACTCTATCAGTACCTATAACAATTGGCTCAGATGTTTCTGACTTAGTATAGATAACTAATGCTGGTACTGTTTCTAATGGATAAACCCTTGACTCATAAACTCTTGAACCAGTTGTAGTTAAACCAGTTAAAGTTGTACCAAACTTTTCTCTTATTTGTTGTCTTATATGATTTGCCATTATATTTCTTCTAACATTAATGCACTAAAACCTGTTCTATCTGCTTGTATATTAACAACAGTATAGCTTTGTGCTGCTTTGAGTATATTACCATTTGTATCTTTAATTGCAGATACATCTAATCTATTGCCAAATGCAATATTAGGAACATCTATAGTTCTGCAATAGGCTATTGGTTTTAATGCTTCTACACCAATGCCTTCTTCTTGTTCTACATATTCATTATTTAAAATAATATTAATAGTTGTAGAAGTACCTGAATTTGTATAAACAGCAGATACTCCATGACCAAAATTAATATCTAAATATCCAGCCATATCTAATTCAGTTTCTAATCTAAATTGAGACATTATTGCTCCTCTAAAACTAATGAAACTAATCCTGTATTATCAGGTTCTACTGTTTTTACTAAGAATGTAGTTTCAGGTTTAAGAACACTTCCTTTATCAGTTGTTATTGCATCAACAACTAATTTATCTTCTTGAGATATATAGGGTACATCAGATGATTTAATTATTGCTCTAGGTTGATAACCAGCAACAGGAACAGTACCACCTTCAATATTGAAATATTCTTGGTCTATTATGATATTAACACTATAGGCATCTCCTGAATCAATATCAAACCAAGTATCAATAAATCCTTGTCTTGAATCCCATAGTGAAGATTGGACTTCAAAGAAAGTGGCAGTAACACCATGACCTGTTGTTGTATCAACATAGGCGTTAAAATCTAATGCACTCTCTAAAGGCATGATTTATTTTTTAGCTCTTGTTTTTGGAGCTTTTGTTTTTGAAGTTTTTAAACCTACGCTTCTATCTTGTTTTTCAGCTTTAGGCTTACCTACATGAACTTCAGCTTTACCATATCCACATAAAGCATGACCTTCATGTTCAGGTAATTCAACTATATCGCCAGCATTAACTTTAGAACCGCCAGCCATTGTATCTGTTAATATTTTATATTTTTTCATTTCTAAGTTGGGGGTATTGCTACCCCCATTCCATTTAAGCATCAGTTAATTAGTCGCTTGATTTACAGAAAGATACTGCATGTCTTACAGCAACATCAACAGTTTGTAGAGCAACAATTCTTACTCCACCTGAAGTTGATAATGCATAAGGGTCAACAGTAATATCTAGTCCACCATACATACCAATCAATAAGTCTGCAAAGTTACCAAAGTAGAAATCACCACTTGTTACTTGATTACTTCTAACAACATTATAACCATTCATAGTGTTATCAGGAGAAACAACAAACTGAGCAGTACCAGTAGCCTTTTCAGTTGTTTTTAAAGTACCAAAATCAGCAGGTCTACAGATGTAAGCTAAAGAACCAGTTAAAGCATTGTCGTTAGCAACAGCACTTTCCATAGCTACTATTTCAGCCCATGTTGGGTTAGCAGCAGCAAAAGTTGTAGTGTTAATACCTGAAGTACTAGCAATACCTGTTGGTTGACCACTTGAACCTGAACCAGCTAAAGCACCTAAATCAATAGCAGTAGCTATAGATTTTGTTAGGTCGTCTCTGATTAAGTTCTCAACATCTAATGATGATTGTTGTAATAAGAGTCTTGTTGCATCAGTAAAAGCACCAATTACTTTTGGTGACATAGTAACTGAACCTGAAGTGAATTCACTTTCAGAAGCAGCAGTACCTTCAGTTGCAATCCAACCAGCAGATGAAGCAGCAGTTTTCTTAGGAATTACAACATTACCTTGTAATCCTCTAAGCATTGTTGCTCCAGCTTGCATTACTGAAGATTCGTTTCTTAATACATCAATAAAATCGCCACCTCTGTAATCTTCAGCTATTAAAGTTGAATCATCAGAAGAGTTGATGTCTCTTTTGCCCCAAGTTCTTAGGACTTCAGCAGGCAACATGATACCTTGAGCATCTTTACCATACTGTCTAGCAGCTTCAGCAGAACATTCAAATTCAAATTCTGCATCTCTTTGTGCTTGTCTGTCAGATGGGTTAGCCATAGCTCTAATAGCTTTTACTAGACTGAACTCTCTAACTTCTTCTTTAGTCATGCCAATTTCTGAAGGAGTTTCTAAAGGAGTATTGTTAGAAATGTTTTCTAATAAAATTCCTCTAAATTCTGCAACAGAGATACCATCAGCAATCGCTTTGTCAGCTAAATCTCTTTTGTTGTGCTTAACAGCTAAATCAATAATTTCTTTTGAATTTCTTTTGAATTCAGCTTTAGCATCTTCAACAGTTTGAGCTCTAACTTCGTCAAGATTAATATCTTGTTTCTTTTCGTTTTCCATTAGTTTTACCTCAATGTTATTATTTTGTTTATCTTTACTACGACCAACACCAACAAGTCTTGACTGGTCAGCAGGAACACTTACAGAAGAAACTTCCATAGGAGTCCATTGAGCTTTGTAGTAAGTCTCATTGTCTTGTTCATAGCGTTCTAGTTTATCGATTCGATATCCGACTGATATATTCATGCGTATACCATCTTTTACATCTTCAAATACTTCACGAGCTAAAGCAGATTTTCCAAATCTAACTACAGCAGTTGTCCTCTTTGCTGTCTCATCTAATTTGAATTCTTCAATCACACCAATTTGCTTAGTCATATCATGGTCAAGCAATAATGGTGCTCTTCCTGAATTTATAAACTCCATGTTTATATCTCCAGCAGAATGTCCTAGCACTTCCATGCCAAAACTTCTTTCAACAGGTTCTTCAGAAGAAACACCTACACGAACCATTCTTTTGTCCTCATCAAGATAAGAATGTTTAGATAAATCGATAGTTCTATATTTCATAGGCATATCAATTACCTTTCTTTCCTCATCTGATTCAGACATAGAAACTTCGTCAGTCATTTCTACTTCTTCACCTTCATGTTCTACATCCTCATGCTTTGCAAATTCAACGATAACTTTATCATCAGTTTCACTCACATTAAGGATATGTCTATCTTCTTTATTCATAGCTTTCTCCTCTTTATTTTTAGTTGATAAAGGATGTCCTTCAGGTAGTAGGTCTGTATCATGTTTGCCACTTCTGAACTTACCATTTCTTAAAGCAAATAAGAAACTGTTAATTCTAGCAGTTGCCCATTGTTCAGGACTACTCACTGTTGGTCTGACTGAAGCTGGATTAGTTTTATATGCACCAATCCCTCTTTCATAAACTTTTGATAGTGTTGATACGTTAGTTCTCTTTGACTTAACATCACCAACTTCTTCATTATGTTCTTCTACTTTATTCTTAATCATCTTAAGAGCCTTACCTGATACTGCTCTTTCTTCTTCTTTTTTCATTTGATTTACTTTTGTTTCTGACCATTTATAACCAGCATCACCACCCCATAATGCCCAAGCTATTCTGCCATTAGAAGGATAGCCTTCTTCACCAGCATTAAAACCTTCTGCTTTCTTATCTACTTCATGTCTTGAGAAGAAACTAAACATTCTTTTGATAGTTTCATCAGATAGATTTTCATCAGCTACTATTTGTCTTGCTCTTACAGCACCAACTCTAGTACCACCACGACCAAACTCTTCTCTCCAGTCTAAACCCTTTTGAGCTTCGACTTTCATGCCTTCTGTTGGTCTAGCCATCTTCTTCCTCTTCGCCACCTGATATCTTAGGTTCTACAGGTAGTTTTTGACCAAATGGTTGATAAGCTAATTCAATATCATATTGTTTAGCTAGTTCTATTTCTTTTTGATGTTGTTCGAATAACTCTTCAGTATCTCTACCATAAGAAGCAGAAATATCAGAATAAGTAAGTGTTCCATTTTGTAAACCTATTACATTAGCTTGCATTTCTTTTAATGGGTCAATCCAAGCAAAACTTCTTGGAATGTAATTTACTGACCTAGCAAACTTATCATATTTACCCATTGGTAAATTAATATATCCAGTTGATATAGCCATTTCTAGCCATGATTGGAATACTGGATTTACAAAATGCTCAATTACAAATTGTTGATATATTTGATACATACTTCTATCTTCTAAAGCACCCTGTCTTATTGAAGAATAATTGACTGAAGTTAAATCATTAGATAATGAATGATAAGAAATATTTAAACCTGATGCGATACTTCTTAAAACACTAGTTGTAAAAGAATCAAAAGCAGATGTTGGATGGGTAGGGTCAAATGCTTTAAAGTCCATACCACTTGGTAGTTGTTCAAATACACCAGCTTGAGCATTCATTGTAGGATTAAAGGTATCTTCATATTCACCATCACCAACATAGCCATCACCATCAGGTGAAGTAAAGAAACCCATTTTAGATGCACCAACTCTTGCTGCAACTATTTCTGCTTCTAAATAACCATTTAACATTTTCACATTAGCCATAGCTGTAGCAACCAAAGAAACACCTCTAGTTTGTTCTGCCCTAGAAGGTAGGTAAGCATGGATAATCTCATCAGCAGGCACTCTAATGTGTTGTGCTTGACTTAAATAAACTCTATCGTAGGGATGGTCTTTATATAAATGATAAGCAACTGGTCTGTCATACTTATCTACCTCAACACCCATTTTAACTTTGTTACCAGTAGCTTTATAAACATCATTTTTATTTTCATCTAAATGGTCTGCTTCTAAAAACTGTAACTGGAAACCAAAAGGTGAATTGCTATCCTTTATTTTCCTGATTAATACTTCACCATCTCTACATAGTGATTCAACAAATATTTTCTGACAATCTAAGAATGATAGTCTGCCATTAGTTGTACAACTTCCGACTTGACCCCATTCTCTCCAAGCACGTTCAATGAGCAGGTTAGCTCCAATGTCTAAAGAACCATTATCGTTCCTAGCCTTAGAGCTAACTCTTATGCCATGCTTACCGATAACATTAGATACCATCAGGTTTAAGTATCTAGCAATATAGCTATCGTTTCTTGCTAATTCTCTTGCTCTATCTCTTAGAATTCTTATGTTATCTTTTATTTCAGCATCAGCACTTGTAGATGTGGTAACAAAATCTGCAAACAATCTGCCAGTGTTAGCACCTGTATAGCTTCTTCTATATGCTTGTCTTTTCTTTTTCTTAGGTTCGTTAATACCTAATATTCTGTTATACCATGCCATTATGTGTAACTCTTAGGAGTTGAGCCAGCAACTTTACCAAAATTAACTTTGATAGTATTTCCTGACCCACGTTTATTTTTAATTCTTTGTATTTTAACTTCTTTAAGATATTCAGCTTTGTATCTATCTCTAAAAGTTAATAGTTCGTCTATAGACATTCTTGATAAAGACCTACCAGCTATAGACATAGATGATTGGTCAATATTTGCTCTATTCTCAATTACTGCTTCAATACTATCTAAAACAATTTTTGCATGACTTCTAACTGAAGCAGATGTAGTTGCATAATTATCTTGAATCTCTACAAAACCCTCTTCTAATTTGACTCTTGCAGAATCAGAAGTTCTAGTAATGTAAGATACCCAATTATAATTACCTTTTGCATAAGAAGTTGTATTACTAGCTTCGATTAGGTAAGTATCACCTGACTCAGTTGCAGTTAGTGTGAAGTTAGAAGCAGTGCTTCCATCTACAAGATTAAATTCATAAGATAATGAATAATCTGCTACTGGATAATCGTTAGCTAAATCCTCTCTTTTCCATGCCCAATAGTCTCCCAACTGAAGTTCAGTAGGAACTTGGGGTGGATAATTTGTTGAATCAAATTTGTTGCTCAAGCAAAAACCTCATAAATGTTTTAGATATATCTACATCTAACACTAATGTGCAATAGGTTATTGTCAATATTAAAACTAAAGTTTCTTCTATTTCCAAGAAGTAGCGAAATTTCCTCTATTTATACCTCTTTGCGGTCTATTTTGTGGTTTTTCTCTTGGTTTTGATTCTTGGGTAAGTATTTTGTTTTCAATAGAATCATAATTAGGATTTAAGATATAAATAGCAGCAAAGTTATAAACCAATGTATCTAATGCTTCGTTTCTTGGTCTTACCTGCTTCCAAACAAGTGATTTTCTACCTCTAACAAACTTTGTGATTCTTTTTTCTGCTGTAAGCTGTTTAAAGTATTCTTCATCTAGGTCTGAGCAGAAATGTAGAGTAGTATTCTCAGGCTCAGCAGCTAATCTAGCAAATATAGCTTCTTTAGCACTATCAGAACCAACACCATAAAGAACAGCTTTATTCTTGCCAACAAATGTAGGTCTATTAGCTATTGGTTTACCAGCTTGAGATAAACCTTTTATTGCAAATATTCTTCTTGCTTGTCGTGGTTTAGTAAATTGATAAACCATATTGGTATGGTGACCACCTGAGTCAATCGTGCAACAAGATATAGGTATTAATCTTTCAGATTCAGTTTTAAATCTTTTCTTTAGATAAGCATCCAAGTCATTCCAAACATTCATAGCATTTGGGTCACCCCAAAATATCTTGTAATCACAAACCCATGCTTCATAGTTTTTACCCCAACCTACTAGCTGTAATTCTAATCTGTCTTTTTGTGTATCAACACCAGCAGTTAAAACTAAAACATCTTCAGGTATAGTTGTGTAATCATAATTTAATCTACGTTCTAGTAATGTTTCGTATTCAACAGCTTCGCCTTGTTCTTCCCAAGATTCGCCAAGAGCAGTATTAATCCAAGTCTTTAACATCTCAGGATTCTTTTTAGCTTCAAGAAATGATTTAGCCATATCTGCCCAAGTAGACCAAACTGAATATAGCTCTGATATATGAAATCCTGCTGTATCTGATTTAGATTCTGATGCAATCCATTCACCATGTTTTAACATCCATTGTTTTTTAGACTCATCTATAACTGAACCACAATTTTCGCAAGCATAAGAAGCTGTCTCAGGTTTATCTTCATCCCAAACTACATTCTTCCATTTAAGAACTTGGCTCTCATTACATTCAGGACATGGAACATGGTAGTAGCGTTTATCTGATTCTTCAAAAGCAGTTTCTATTCTTGATAGTCCTTTTATTGTAGGAGTAGAACACATATATATCTTTTTATTCCAAAAGGTAGTAGTTCTTTTAGTTGCAAGAGATATTGGGTCACCCTCTGCTCCTGCTGATTGCTCATATCTATCAACCTCATCAGCTAATACAATTCTTATTGGTCTTGATGCTAGTCCTGATGCAGAATTAGAACCAACTATGTTTAGATTACCACCTGCAAACTTTTTAGATAAAACTGTATTACCTGAATCACGACTTCTTGGGTCTTTTACACAATCTCTTATCTTTTCAGAGTCTCGAATCATCATAGCAAGTCTATCTTTACTAAATGCTTGAGCCATTTGTAAGGTTGGTTGCATGATTAACATTGGAGCAGGGTCTTGGTCTATGTAATATCCAATAACATTTAGTAGTATTTCAGTAGCACCAACCTGAGCAGATTTCATAAATACTATTCTTTGAATATCAGGGTCATTAAATGAATTCATTATCTCACGTTGAAATGGTGCTCTGTCACTTTTCCATTGACCTGATTCTGCTGAAGATTCAGGAGATAAACGTCTGTAGTTATCTGCCCAGTCGCTAATCTTCAGATTGGGTGGTGGAGTCCATGTCTGATTCGTCTCCTGTATCACCTTTTCTATATTTTTGAGGTATTCCATTTTGAGCTAACTCGTTTAGTGCTTCATGCACTTGTTCTTTTATTATTAATTCTGCTTCAGCATACTTATCTACAGTAATTACCTGATGTGCGATTCTTGAAGGTAATCCTAATAGCTTTGCTCTTGCATTGGCTACATAATCAACCCAAGTATCTTCAACCAATTGTGCTGGTATTAAGTTGCCTTCTAATTCTTCGACTTCTAATTCTGCTTTTCTAGCTTGAGCAGCAGTAAGTTTAGTTTTTTCTTCTGCAATATCACCTGTACCGCTTCTTTTATGATATCCACCTAGTTTTCTAAGGTACGAGATGTATGCAACTCTGCAAACATCTATATTTAAAGGACTTCTACCCTGTTTTGAGGGTAATATGCCATCTCTAATGAGTTCTGAGACTCTTTTGACCGATAAGTCCAAATGGTCTGCAACTTCTCTTTGTGTAGCCATACAGTGCGTTTATTACCTTATTAGATTTGGACTGTCGCTAAAAAAAAA